TTATAGAGGGATATATTTCTACAGGAGACATCGACCTAGTGAACGATATCGTGACCAAAGGCTGTATGGACTCTATGCTTTCTCAGTTTGACCAACGAAGTATTAAACTCGACTTTGAACATGAAACATTCAGAGGAAAAAGCAAATTAGAAGCTGAAGCGAACAAGACACGCCTTCCACTCGGACGAGCGATCCTAAAAGACCAAGACAGCAAAGGTGTTAAGGTTAAGTGGAAGATGAATGAGAATTGGAAGAAGTTCGATGAGAAAGGAAATGTTGTAATGACGTTTAAAGATATTTGGAGCAATGTAGAGAGTGAGATGTTAGATGCATTTAGTATCGCTTATGTTCCTACGAGCACAAAAAGTATGCGAAGAGAAGGAAAAGACATTCGGATGCTCGATAACGTGAATTTGTTAAATGTAGCTTTAACAGGAAATCCTATTAATCCTCATGCGACAATGAGTGCTGTGATGGCTAAGAGTTTGGCTTTTATGAAGGACCAAGAAACTGACGACATGGCGAATGTTGAAATCAAGGACACTGAACTAAAGTACAAATATACTAAGCGAACAGGTCGTCCCGGAAATTATACTTATTTTTATCCTGACGGCAGCTCAAGCAAGAAACCAAACAAGAAGAAACCTGAATCATCGAAAGAGAGTAAAGAAGAGTTCGCAACATCAACACTTCTAAATGATGAAAGTTCAACAGATAAAGAACTGGTTAATCATTTCATGAAAGAAGGTCCCATGAGTAAGGAAGAAGCGCAGCATTATGTGAGCCAAAGAGATGAAGCTCTTTCGTCAACAAATATGCGGTGGCAAGCAAAACCATACAAACAAGGATCCTCAAAAGAATCAGACAAAAAGAAATATACTAACAATCAAGGAACTATAATGTCTATGGATCCAGATGTTTCGGCTCAAGATTTGTCGGACAGATTAGATTCAAGTCAACTGAGACAAATTGGAGAATCTGCTGTTCGAACATCAGCTAAACAAAAGATTATGCAAGCAAGGTTGATTAAAGAAAAGCAAGTTAAGAAAGAATTAGGATCTAAACTTAAACCTGTTTCAAATAAGGAATGGCACGAGATGGACCGAGATAAAAAAGTCGCAGCTTATCGAAACGCAGGAATAAAACCTAATGGTATGATGGACTTTGATGAATTCAGTCCTAAAACTCAAAGGTTAATAACTGAATCAGTAAGAAAAGAACCAATCAAAAAGAAAAGTGCTGATGAGTTGTTCACTCGAGCAACTGAACTAAATCTAACAGTCGGAATGGCTGACAGATTACTTAAATCAAACTTATCTGACAGCAATGTCGATAACAAAAATACGGGGTATAAACCAATGGTAGAAGAAGAAAAAAAACCTGATGTAGATGCAAAGCCCTCTGAAACCCCAGTGGAACCAGAGAAGCCTGCAGAAGCACCAGTAGAACCAGAAGCACCAGTAGAGCCAGAAGGCAAATCAATGTCACTGACTGAACTGAAATCAATTGTCGAAGTTTTAGTAAAAGACATCGATGAATTGAAGAAAGAAAATAAGGATCTTAAAGCGATCGTAGAGAAACCTCTACAAAAAGCGAAAGGACCTGAAAACAACGAAGCTAAAAGTCAAGTAGTTCCTGAGAACAAATCCAAAGGACCAATTGACCGAATCTTCTAGGTGAACGAAAAATGAATGATATAGGAACCAAATCTATTGGAAGCGGCTTTGACCATGTTGGAGCTTACCAAGCCTCATTCGGTCTATTAAAAGCAGGCACAGCATACGTTAATGGTTGGGCTGACTCAGACTTAAGAGGAGAATTAAAGGACATTATGGACAGAGGTATCGCTGCAGTGGAAGCTAAAGCACTCGGTCCAACAGCAGGTGGCGCAGGAACATCGGGCTACGCATTAGTACCAATTTTTGTAGATCCAAGAATCACAGACCAGTCACGAAAGTGGAACCCTCTTGTGGAATTAATTCCTCGAGTAACTAATCAAGGTCTAACTGCAGATTACAATATTATCACTGCTAAAGGTGGCGCTTACACAGCAAATGCTGATGCAGCACTTCCAGAAACAGACGATACCTACGATAGACAATCAGTCTCTATCAAATTCTTATACTCAGTAGGAAGAACTCTAGGTCCAATGCAAGCAGGAATGCCGGCATACATGGTTGAAGGTTTTAATCCAACTGGTAACGGAATGGGTAACGGAAACTTCAGTGCAGCAGGAGCACCAAATGCTAAACAACTTGAAGTGTTGATGAAAGCTCGGGCTATGAAAGAATTGGAAGAAAATCTTATTCTTAACGGTTCTGTCGCAACGGATGCAACTCAGTTCAATGGTATTGTAGCATTACAGGGAACAGTTAACCAAAATGACTTGGCAGCTGCAGCTCTAACATGGGACGATGTCGAAGAAACTGTTCAGAGCGCATTCGATGATGGTGGACGACCAAAACTCGCAGTAGCAAGTTCAAGTGTTGTAACTGACCTTCGTAAGATTATGATTGACACGTTCAACTTCAGACCTTCTGACTTGGTCGGTGGAGTTCAATTGCCTTTCGGTATCCCTGCAATGTTAGTATTACAAACAATGGTAGGTCCAATCCCTGTTATTCCAAGTATGTACTTGAGTAACGTGAGCGGAGCAAAGCAAATCTTCTTCCTCGATACAGATTATATCGAGATGCGTGTCCTTCAAGACCTGACATATGAAGACCTTGCGAAGACTAACGACAGCAGTAAATTCATGTTGAAAATTTACGAAGCGCTTGTTATGAGAGCACCAAGTTTTAATGCTTTCATAGACAACATCGCATAGAGGTATATGAAAAAATGGCAGTAATAGCAATAGCGGATTGTACCGTAACAATTGATCCACAAGTTGGTTTTAATGTTTTTAAGATCGTAACGCCTGCAACAGCAGATGATGGCGATACTATTGACATTAGTACACTTTGTGCAATTACAGATATAGTTTCAGCTTCAAGTTATGGAGCAACTGATGATTGGGAACCAATCTTGGTAATCACAGCAGCAACAGGAATAGCAATTCCCGGTGGTACTGATAACGAAGCAAGAACTATTTATGTAACTGGAAGACTGTAGAGTTTTCCAATTTTTTTATTTTTTTTTAAATTTATAATCACGCTTAAACAAATAGAGCTCAGGCTCGGAGATGAAGCAAATGGCAAAAGGATTAAGAACACCAAAAGGACCGGCAAGCCCTCCATATACAAATGGACCTTACGAGATGTCCGAAGCAATCGTCTTGAATGATCCAGTAATTGAAGGATCAGACAGATATGTGCTTGTAGCGAACTTTGAACAATTACCACAACTTAGTGCAACTTGTGATGCAGTTTATACTACTGAAGCAGCAAGAAATACTCTTCTTGATTTTGAGATTTTGGGAACTAGTGCGGCAGATGCAGGATGTACTCATGGAACTACAGTCGCAGGATTAACACTAACTACTGCAGGAGCAGATAACGATCAGTTAATCGTACTCCCTCACTTAGACACAGCTCAATCAGCATGGGGAACAACTCTATGGGGAACTGAGAATGTAGTAACTTGGGAAGCAGTAATTAAAACAGACTCAGCGATTCTAACTACATTAATATGGGCAGGATTAAAGAAGACTAACACTGAAGTAATCGCAACGGATAGTGAACAGGCTTTCTTCAGATTTAGCACAGATGATGCAGATACTAACTGGAGATGTATTGCAAGTATTGGTGGAGTTGATGTTAATCAGGACTCAGGCGTACTTGTTGAAGCAAGCAAAATCTATTATTTCCGAATAGAAATTGATGCAAGCAGACAGGCTCACTTCTTTATTGATAACAAGGAAGTCTATCGCTCTGAAGCAATCACTAACGATGTCGACTTTATTCCTTATGTTGGAATCATGGCACTTGCAGGAGCTGCAAGAAGTATGTGGCTTGCAAAAGAGAAGATTAGCAGATATATTTATGAGAAATCGTAAATAATTTTTTTATTTTTTTTCCCAATCACAAAAACCTAACTGGCGACATACAGCCCAATATACGAGGTAAAACAATGGCAACAAAATATACAAGATTTAGAATTAAAGGAACCACTGCAGCAGACGGGACCGCAAATGCAACATCAAATAGTGTGATCCGAGGAAGGATCCATACAATTATTTGTAAAGTCGCAGACCTTGATAACACTGCAGACATGACTTTAATAACAGATGATGAATATCCTAGTCAAACAATTCTAGACCTCACCAATATGACAGCGAATGTTGTTGTTAGACCAAAAGTTCTATGCACAGATAATGCTGGTGGTGCACTTACTGCAACAGGAAATATATATACAGAATATATGATTTTTAGCAGAATCTCAGCAACCATTGTTCAGGGTGGAGCGAGTAAAAACTTTACAGTAGATATTTATGTCGAGGAATACTAGATGGCAATCCCTCGATCCATTAAGACGGCTGAAATACAAGCAGCAACAACAATACTTGCAGCGGAGACTATTATAGGTGCAGCGATTGATACTCGGAACTTTAATACGTTAACAGTTTATATTGATTTTGTGGCGGGAGATGAAGATTATTGGGAGTTAATCCCTAAGTTTTTGCGAATGCCTACTGATGATGAGCACCAACTGACTGACTGGAGTACGGATGCAAGTGCAGTACCAACTCAAAAGAAGTTCAGATTCGAAGACTCGATTAAAACTTATATTGTTCTTGACGTGCGAGGACTTAACATGATTAAATTATATGGAGATGCAACTGGTGGAACACCCACTGGAACAGTGCAGATAGGATATACGTTGGTGTCAGAATGAGCGGAATAAAAAACAGTCAAAATTCAGGATCACAGGATAGAAGTACTGGCGCATCAACTATGGTTGAGTATGAGCATCATGAAGTTCATAGTGGTTCAGCGTATGAGACAACAACTTATAATACTGATTTGGATTCTGGAGATAAATTGATAATGGCTTTTAAAACTCCAGATACAACAAAAGAAATTCACATGGTTGCAGCTATGAGAAACTCATCTGAATCAATTGCATATATATTGGAAGCTCCAACAATCACAGATGGAACAGGAACTGAGCAAGTAGTTTATAACAAAAACAGAAACAGTACAAAGAAAAGTGGGGTTTTGTCAATAGAGGCATCCCCAGTTGTGGGAGAGATTTCAGTAAATCCAACAATCACAGCAGATGGAATTGTTTTAGAAGCTGATGGAATTGGTGCTGGAAAAGAAAAAGGAGTAAGTGAAGCAAGAGGTTCTGTTGAATTTGTGTTAAAAAGAAATACAGTGTATGCTTTTCGAATAACTGGATTAGTAGACAATGGAAATGCGAGTATAAGATTATCTTGGTACGAGCACACTCCAAAAAACTAAGGTGACAATATGAAATTCAAAAATGAAACAAAGGAAAATGTTAAGTACAGAATAGGAACTTATAATACTGGTTTTGAATGGTACACTATCAGACCAGGAGAAACAAAAGACATTCCCTACGAATACACAAGAAATCTTCCTTTGACAAAGGTGGAAGATGGTATCAAAGAGACAATTGAGGATCCGCAGGATGTTGATGCGGGGTTTCCGGAAGAAGAAGAATTACTCTCTGTGGAAGCGTATCGTAAAAAACTTACTGACATTAAAGGTGTTGGGAAGAAATCGGCAGAACAAATAATGTTCAAATATCTTTCACAGGAAGAGCTGTTAAAAGCGATCAGTGATGAAGAAGAGATCCACAAGCATGATGGTGTGGACGAGGCAGTGAAATACTATTTTAAGTAGATAGATGATTAATATGACAAAAACTAGCAGTGAAAGGTTGGCAGTGATGGAAACTAAAATAAATAGTATTGAAAAGACAAATGAAGAACAAAGTGGTGTTCTGAAAAGGATTGAGGACAAATTGGATCATGTCATAGAATGTAAAGCTGACAAGACTGAAGTTGATAGTGTTAGAAACAAAGTTAATAAAGTAATTTATGGTGCTATGACTGGATTAATATTGTTATTGATTACTACAGTTGGCTTTTTGTTAAGGTACAATTTATTCAAATGAGGACTAAAAGATGACATTCATAACCGCAGATGATGTGAGAAGGGCAAGTGGCGCACCGGAAAGTTTAATCACAGATACTCTTATAGATGAAGCGATCGTAATCGTTGAACATGAGATGAAACGATGGATGAACACAGCATTTGTTCCTACACTTAGGATAGAGCATCGAGATGGGAATAGTTTGCCTAGGATGTTCAGCATGAAGAATCCTTTATTGAGTGTTCGAGCTTTAACGATTAATGACAGCACGAGCATCACTCCGAGCAAGATAGATTGGGAAAAGCAGAGTGGTAAGATCATGATGACTCATGACAGCGAATCCTCAACATTTACTAACGGAAACAACAATACATTCATCAAATACTTGTATGGATTGCTAGAAGACAGTACTACACTCACAACAACTGGTGCAGATGCAGCCGTAGGGACCGATGTAGCTCTCACAGTCGCTTCAATCACTGGCTTCGACAAAGACGACTGGGTTGAGATTTATGGGATGGACGGCACTAAAGAAGTCGCACAGATAAACGACACTCCTGCAGGAACTACAATCCAAGTGGACCAATTAGTCAAGGCTCACGAATCAGACAGTCAATTAGTCAAACTTCAAATTCCTTATTACATAAAAAGATACATGGAAATCGAAGCAGCAATTTATGTGGCTGTTTTCGCGATCGGTGGAACTTATACTTTTAACACGAGCTACTCTCTAGGCGAGCTTCAAGTTAACAAAGGGGAACCTTATCCTCAGTGGAGAGAAGTAATTCAACGAATGATTAATGAAAGAAAAATGCGAAGGGCTACAATCAGAATCAGACCTAGCATACTGGTGGACTAAAAATGGCATGGGACGATACAAAAGTAGCAACTGACGACTTCCTCTCTGCAGACTGGAATAATATGGTTACGGACCAGAAAGCTAGAGTTCAAGTGACGACAGGACTAGGAGTGCCTTCGGCTGCTCCAGATGCAGTAGGATATATTTATATTGATACAACTAATTTAAAGATGTATATCGCGATGGGAACTTCGGCAGTGAGTGACTGGAAAAAGGTGTTAACAACATGAAACTAACAATTAATTTAATCGGAATAATCCTTGCGGTTTTACTCTGTTCGGGACTTGTTATGGCTGGGCCTTTTAGAGTAGATGAGAATCTCGAGATGGGCACTAACGATATTTATAATGCGACTAATGTGAACGCGACAACTTTCAATGGTGCATTCACTGGAAACATTACTGGTAACGCTGATAGCGCAACGAGTTGGGATGGCGAAACAGACCAAGCAGACCTTAATGTTAATCACTCAGCAACTTCAGGAATAGCTACTCAATGGTATGGTTTCACGAGTGCGAACTTAACACAATTCAGTACTGGCTTGATATTACAGCTTAAAGAATCATGGCTCAGTGCATTATTTGATACTCATTTGAGCGCGAAAACTACTGATGACTTGACTGAAGGATCCTTAAATCTTTATGACAATCAATCATGGAATGAGAGTGCAGCAGATGGGATTTATATTGCTCAGAGTGAAGAAGCGAACTTAAATGTCAATCACTCAGATACAGCAACCAGTTGGGCTAGCATGACCTCTATTCAATCTAAATGGTTTAGTGATTTATCTAATGTGTTAACTTTTGATGAAGCTGAATTGAATAGTTCAATAGTTGCGTATGGTGTAACTGCTAATTATGTTGATGGTACTGGAACAAATACTTATTTGCCGATGTGGAATGCAACTCACACGTTACAAGATACAAAACTCCTTATTGAAAGTAATATTGGTGGCGGCAGCGAAAATGTATTAAAATTAATGCCAGACGGTTACGAACCTATATTTTTATCATATAATAGATATGGATTAGGTGGTGCTTCTTTTGAAGTGAAAGATTACGCGAGTGGTGGAGATTGGAAAACAAGAGTAGATGGTAGCGGATATTTTGTGATAGAAGATGTTAATACAGGATTAGATGTTTTCAAAATACAAGCTGGTAGTGCAGAACATAGTTTATTTATTGGAACAAGTGGGAACATAGGTGTTAATACAGACACACCATCAGAAGCACTAGATGTTATAGGTAATATATCTGCAAGTGACTCTTTTATTGGTGACTTAATAGGAAACGCTGATACAGCAACAGACCTTGCAGCAAACCCCACAGATTGTAGCGCAGGATACGCACCTCAAACAATAGATACAAAAGGAAACTTCGGAAGTTGTACTGAATATTTACAATCAGAATCTTATGTTGGAACAGTTACGAGTGTAGCAACAACAAGTCCAATAAGTGGCGGTACAATTACAGGATCAGGAACGATCAGTCTTGCAGCATGTGCAAACACACAATTTTATTCTTATAACGGAACGAGTAGTGCTTGGGAATGTGCAACTCCTTCAGGAGCAACATACAGTGCAGGAAATGGTATCTCTTTGTCGGGAACAACTTTCAGTGTTGCAGGTAATACTGCTTTAACTCAAGACTCAGATGGTTTAAGCGTTACAGCAGGAAGTATAGGTGACACTCAAATAGCTGATGTTTATATTAATCAGGCTTTAACAACAACTAGTGCTGTGACTTTCAAAAACGTCACTGTGGATTCAACAGACAAAGTATGTCTTGATGGTGTAACTTGTGCTCATTATATTTATTATAACGGAACTCACACGGTGATGACTTAATGAAATTAACTCAAAAAGTAATACTAGGGATACTAACTTTAATTATTGTTAGTGGTGGAACAACTATTGTTCTTACGAATCCAATTAGTGGACCATCTTATGATGTTTGTAAACTTGGAAGTTATGGTACTTGGGAAAACATTTCAGCAATCACTTATGTAAGTGAGGATTATCCTGCAGTAGGACAATATCGTTGCGAACTAGAAAACTCTATACAATGGTGTAAGAGAACGACTGCAACTAGATGTTATTTGTTAGATGTAGATATAGAAGATCTTACTAAGCCTGTACTTCAAGAAGGTCTTGTAGTTTGGGATTCTAAAACCATTAATTATTCTAAACAAAATTATGATTGTGTGCAAGAAAATAACTTTATTCAATGTTGTAGTTTAATAGATGGTGATGGGAAGTATGTTCTTGGTGGTGGTCAAACTTGTTGCAATATAGAAAACGATGGTTCTATAAATTGTTTAAACGGGGAGTCTAAAGCAATATTTATTAAGAAATTATTTTTTGAGGTTTCGGAATGAACAAGAAAATAGTTATATCAACACCTCATCTACTGACTGGACTAATTATAATAGGCATATTACTATTAGGTGGATTAGCAGTAATATTACCTAGAAAAAGGGGGAAGTAATTAGCATGAGACAAAATATATGGGAGAAAGATAAAATGTACAAACAGATATCACTTGTATTCATTATTATCAGCATGTTAGTGTTGTGTATGGGTCCTGTTTCTGCTATAGATTGGGATACTGGCAAAGTTGCACACATTCCACTATTTAATGAAAGTGGTCAAACAGGATTAGTAGATTTAACTGATAATAGCTATGATTTTAGTATTATGAATGAGGCTGCTTTAACAGTAGATAAAACTGCCTTTGAATTTGATGGTACTGATGATTATGTGAAACATGCAAGTAATGCAGATTTTGTGAGTATGAGTACTGCTATGACTGTTACAGCATGGGTTAATCCAGATGCATATTCTGCAGGAGAGACTATTGCTAGTAAATGGTATACTGGGTCTGGTAATGCTGTATGGACTTTTGGAATAACAACTGGTGGTGCTTTGAGGTATGAATATAAAAGTATTACTGATGGTTCTGGACTTTTAGATTCTGACAATGATACTGTCACTGTCGGAGAAGGATGGGCATTTGTTGCTGCTACTTTTGATAGTGAGTTAGCTACAGAAGAAGTAAAACTTTACAAAAATGGAGTGTTAGTAGCAAACAAAACAGTAGCTGGGACTTTATATACTGATGCACCAGAGGTACGTATTGGTGTTAAAACACATAATTCTTTGTATGAGATATATGATGGTCAAATTTCTGATGTTGTCTTTTGGAATAGATCCCTAAGTGCTGCAGATATTGCTGATATTAATACAGCTGGGCGAAATTTTGTACCTGGAGCTGCTGACACTACAGACCCTACATGGACTCAAACACCTGCAAATGTAGTTTTTACAGATGCAGAAAGTATAGGGATACAATATAATGCTACAGATAGTGTTGCTATTGATACTTACTTTATTAACACAACAACTGGCTTTAGCATGAATACTACAGGATATCTGAGTAATACTACTGCTATTAGTATTGGAGATTACTCTATTAATATCAGTGTTAACGACACTAGTAACAATAGTATTTCCACTACAGCTGTATACACTATTACAGACGTATCAGCTGCAGTAGATGATGCCTTTGAAAGTTGGAGTTATAATAATAATGATACTTCTTTACTAAGTGATGGTACTAATGCTTCTACTTTAATTAATAACGGGTCTGTGAGAACACTTGAAAGCGGTACAAATTATTACTATGATTTTAACGGTACTACAGATTCTATGACTATGCCTTTAACAGTAGACGATTACCCATCTACAAGTATAAGTGTGTGGGCAAAAAGTACATCAACTGCTACAGGACAAGATGATAGAATTATATCTATTCTTGAAGACACTAGTAATAAATTTCATATTATCCTAGACACTAGTGGGAAATTAAATGTAGATTATGAGATAGGGAATAATTGGAAGATGTCAGATGGTACTCTGCCTGATTGGCCATTAAATCAATGGAATCATATTGTAGTACTTCTTGAGAGTGGCAATCAAAAGGTGTATCTGAATGGAAACCTAGAATATTCTGGAACAGATGCAAGTGATTTAACAGATATAACTGCAATATATAATACCCTAGGAGCACATGAGAATGGTTCTCAAGACTATTTTGATGGTGGAATAGACCAAATAATGTTCTTTAGTAGGATAATAACAGAAGCAGAAATAATAGTATTAAATAATAGCGGAGTAGTACTTGATCCTTATGGTTCAAATTTTGCTTGGACTCAAACACCTGCAAGTTTTTCTGTTCCTGAAACTTCTTCGGTTGCTGTTCAGTATAACGTGACAACTTCAGATACTATTGACACTTTTTTTATTAATGCAACAAGTGGCTTTAGTATGAATAGCACAGGATATTTTATTAATTCTTCGCCTTTAAGTGCGGGTGCTTATTCAATAAATGTTAGTGTAAACAATACCGATGGTGACATTTTAAGCGAAACAATAATTTTAACAGTTTCTCCTTTCGTTGTGTCAAGTGGTATGCGTTGGGTTGACAGCACAACAGCAGTTGTTCATTTAAACAGTTCATCAAGTTATAATTTTAGTGCGTACTTACAACCTAGTATTGGTGGTGCAGTTCTAAGTTTCTCAAATGTTACTGTTTCAAATGGTGCTAGATGGTTAAGACTTACTGGTTTAACAGAGAACACTTTATACAATTGGAGTGCTTTTGCAGAAAACGGTGCTTATTCAGATAGTTCAAACGGTCAAATAACTACAAGAATAAGTGATACTCTGAAATTATTATTATACAGTGATTTACATATATCTCATGACAACGATTATAATGGTGATAACCGACCAGCACTGAATACATTAAGTAATTATGTTTTAGCTAATGATTATGGTGCTATGATTAGTCTGGGAGATCACACACATCAACGAGAAGGCTTTACTAGTGATGCACAAGCATGGACTGAATTTGAAGATTGGAGATTAAGACAAACAAACAATACTGCTGTTAATAAATATTTTTGGGGTTCAGTTATTGGTAATCACGAGCACGCAGTTCTAGATAAGCCTGATGTATATGATTGGCATCCTGAATATGATTTTAAAACAACTTGTACAACAGATAATGATAATGAAACTTGTTTTTTGCACACGTGGGAGTATGAAGATTTTTTGTTTATGTTCCTTGATGGTTCAAATGGGAGTGATTTCGCTTCATTTTGGGATGAAGAATTAGATTTAATTAATAGCACACTTCAAGCAACTACTAAAAATAATGTTTTGGTTTTTGTTCATTTTAAAATTGATAATGATGCAACGTATCCTGTAACTAATAAAACAGTTCTTAGAACAATATTAGAAGATAGTGGGAAAGTGTTGGCTGTTTTTAGTGGTCATACTCATGCTAATCGTTACGAAGTAATAAACAGTATTCCTTATTATGGTCTTGATGATATGGCGAGTAATGATGCGAATGGGTACGTGACGTTAAATAGTAACTCAACACATTTGGTTGTTGATTATGCTAATAGTTACAGAACAGATGTACTCAGTTTGTTTAATCTCACAGAAACCATTCCAGGGATATTAAGTTCCACTTATAATCATTCAACAGCAACTGATGATGCAGAGTCTATAGTTTGGAGAACAAATCAAGCAACACCTTCAGATACTCTCGACTCTACACCAACCATAAGATTCTCAACTAACGAAACTACTGATTGCCGTATAGGTATAACTGATGCTAATTGGACTATAATGGGTACTGATAGAAATTGTACAACAACAGGGTCATATGATCAAGTTTGTTCTTTATCTGTTGCAGATGCATTCGTTGCAGATAGTGGTTACAATAGTGTTTATTTAGCTTGTAGAAATGCAGCGTCTGTTACTTTAATGTCTGCAGCAAGCACTAGTGGAGCATTAAATGTTAGTTATTTATTGAGAGCAATTACAGGATATACTCTAGATGGTTCTTCAGTAGCTATTCCTTCAGCAACAGTATTACTTTATGATCAAGCAACATACGCATTCATTGAAAATCAAACAAGTAATGCTTCAGGATATTATCAATTTTTACTTAATGATACAGGAAAGAATTATTTTGTGGTAGCTTATGAACCTACTAATGAATCAATTAATTCAGACTGCAAACATTTCCTTAACGTGACACAATGATAGAAGAAAATAGATCTCTAATAGTGGTTGGTCTTATATGTTTGTTAGTTATAGCTATGGTTAGTTTGGTTGAAGCATATACCCCTCCAAGTGCTAGTTCAGTAAATCTCAGTCTAACAAGTGGATACTCTATTCCTTCAGCGGATAGTGTCAATCTTACTCTTGGAGAAGCAACTTCCTGCACCATCTCAACAAACACAGTTATTTTCACAAACCTTGATTGTAGTGGAGAAACTTTCCTTGTAGAAAGCAATGCAGTCGCAACTATTAATTCAGGAGTCACAGTAACAAGTTTACAAATTGCAATAGAAAGCGGATCCTCTATCGTTAGCGAAGGGACCTTGCTTGCAGGAGTGAGCTAAACATGGGTTATGTTTTTACGAAGTATGATGTTGCAGGAGACGATGCAATAAAGTTTGATAGTTCTAAGTTTGACTACACGTACGACAGCGATACGTTCCATAGTGATGCATCGGCAGACTTTGATGAGATTGTACTGGCTCATGGAGATGTTTATTATTTCGAGCGAGAAACAACAACCAAAGATGGTCTAGGGAATGTAACAACAATAACAAATACTGATTACAGAATTTATGGGATGTTTCAAGATATTACAATTAAGGATCGTAAAATCCATGATATGGGGTTGGCTGTTCCAGGAAGCAGAAAGTTCTATTTTAAACCAAGCTACAGCGTAACTTCAGGCGGAGTTACTGACACTTATGAGCTTAAAGAAGGAGACGTTATCAACGACACTAAGCTGTACGAAGGAAAAGGAAACACAGGCCAGTTCAGAGTAGTCAAAATTATTAAACAGTGGTATCTCCCAGGCTCAGAAGTTTATAGGATTGCGATCGTGCAAAACATGAACTTAGATGGGACTGACTAATGGAAGCGAAAGTAACTGTTGATACTCCAAATCTTAATCATTTGAAAGCGCGAAGCGTGAAAGGAATGAAGAAGGTCTTGTGGAAAGCAATGACTAAGATGGAAGAGATTGCTAAAGACAAAGCACCAGTGGACACTGGGATGCTGAAGAATAGGATCCATTTATCACCGATGCAATTCGGAGCAGCAGAGTATACGCTTTCTGATGGTGTATCATACGGTGCAGATTTAGAGTATGGAAACAGACCACACAACGTGTCTATGAAACCACTTATTGAATGGGTTCGAAGAAAAGGGATCCGAACGACCGAAGGCGGTCAAATAGCGTTCGCAAAGTATGTGCAAAAGAAGATCCGAGAAAAGGGTGTTAATGCTCAACCGTTCTTCAGACCTGCACTTCACGAAGTACAAATAGTGTGGCTTCCTCTTTATCAAGAAGAAGTTTTCGGGAAGCAATAGATTGGTTGAACATAAAAATATTTAAATAAAATAGGACCGGATAGATAATTATGACAAGAGCCAAGAGGCGTATCTTGTTGTTGTTTCCGAGCCAAGAGGCGAAAAAATGGTATACTTAAGTCCCAAGACGATAATCGTAGATTTTTTAAGAAAGAACATCACTGATCCAAGAGCAAGGGTAGTGAGTAATAGTGATACCTTCTCCGCAACTGCTTCTCAAACAACATTTATTCTCACACCAACTGCAGGAAAAAGCCTTAGTTATATTGACTCTGTGACTGTAGATGCAATACTCAAAACTAAATGGCAGGATTATTATATTGATTTCAAGAACGAAAACATCGTATTCTTTGACGGCGTAACCGGTGGAGCTGCAGTTGTGGTTAATTATTACGAAGGAAGTACAGACTGGATATACGCAGACAAGCCAAACGAGAAACTGATGGCTTTATCTTTCCCAAGAATTAACATCTTAGTGGTTAGTTCTCCCGGAAAAAGGCTCGGGAATTATGAAGCACCAGTCGAAGCAATCCCTAGAATACAAATAGATATATGGGTGAAAGAGAAACAAGACAATCAAATATTCACTATTGACGACAATAGTTATACCGGAGATGACCTCGCGGAATATCTTGCTTATCAAATCACTCAAGCGTTCGAAGATAATGAAGAAGAATTATTCCCGGCACTTTATGGGTACGATCCAGTAGGAATGCCTCCTGACTTACCCTTTGATGAAGAGTTGCAGTGTCATCATAAAACTGTGGAGTTCATTTGTAGGGGATTAAAGATAGGCAGAATAAATTAATGAGGATGAAAAAGAATGGCATTTGATGAATTTTTAATAGGAAAACGAGAACGAATGAGTTGGGTTGAAGAGACCTCATACGGTACTGGTGGTACAATGACAGGTGGCGAAGTTATAGGACTTAACGTGACCATAGAGCCTGATTGGGGCCGAGGATGGCAAGAAATACTTAGTGGTGGCGCGGATGATCGTCTTGTGCAAGGTCGAGTAGTTGGACCAAAGACACTTCCGTACAGCATGAACTTGGTTCCTGTTAACTGGAAATGGTTAAAATATCTTATGGCTGTTGCAGATGCAGATGATGGTGGAGTAAAAACTCACACTTTCACAATGAGAAATAGTATTTTATCTTATCGACTAGAGTGGGCTAAGCGAGCAACAACGAGTCATGTACTTACAGTCATAGGAAATGCAATAAAGAGTGCTACTTTGAGTTTTCAAAAAGCAACAGGCGAAGGAACTGAAGGGTTTCTAGGTGTGGCTCTTACTTGCGTAGGGCAAGATGTGAGTTCAGGCAGTGCAGTAACCACTTTGTCTGTAGGAAATATTACTCGGAATCCTTTTCAATACCGAATGGTTAAATGGACGCTCGAAGGAAGCGAAATCAAAGAAGTCAATAACGGAGAAATAACTGTTGATAATGGCATCGAAGAAAATGATAGTCGATACTGCAATAGTTCATACGATGAATTGCTCGGAGAACCTATTCCTAAGACTTTCAGAATCACCGGTCGGTTCAATGTTAATGTGAAAGACAGCACGTACTTCGATGACTGGGACGGCGGAGTAGCATTGACAGGGACTAACACTTTATTAATTGACAAAGATGGAACTGGAGACGATCAGGCTTTATTTACTTTCGGGAATTTTTATGTACTCGGAGCAGTGCCTTCAACAAATCTTGAAGGAGTAACCAACGTAGATGTCGTGTGGGCGTGTGATGGTTTCACAAGTGTAGTAGCTCGAGATGATATCACAACATACTAGAGGAAAAAAACATGGGATACGAAAACGATTTTGTAGATGAAAAGCCAGTGGAACTGGATGTAGACGGACGAATATTTAAGTACAAACCAACAACTGGCGGAGACGAGAACGAGTGGCTAAAAGATGTCATGACTCTTGACTTGGAGACCAGAACACCAATGGTTGATTGGAGTATTTACAACAAGAAGAAACTGGAAAATGTTGTGGTAATACCATACGATAAGATTTTAATTAATAAGATCATTTCTATCGAGAAAGAATGGCCTGACCTGACAACTGACGAGAGATACTTGTTACTTTCAAAACTTAAACCCGGATTATTTGATAAATTAATCAACGCGATCAAGAAGGTCGATGAGCCGGACTTAAAGTCAGTAAAAAACTCGCAAGGCTGATTGAGTATTCTGCAGGGGAAGGTTTCACAATAACCAATCCTCAACAGAAACTCCTATGGTGGAAGTCCATTGCCTTTGAATGTGGAATCAGCCCAAGAGAGTTCAACAAAACTAATTTAAAAGATATTCAAGAAGTCATGATGATTAAAAGTGCTGTTAGTGACAAGCAACAGCGGAACAAGAAAGTTCAAGACATGATGAATAAAGTGAGGTTCAAATAATGGTAGCAAATGCAGGTAGCGCGGGAGCATCAAGTTCTATGAAGATAGTTGGAACTATGGACACTGGTAATGTGGACCGAGGGTTCCAGAGAGTTGGTCAAGGATTTGATAGAGTCAAAGGAAAAGGTAAATCTTTCGGTGGAGACATGAAACGAGTAGCTCAAACAGTAAGTGGTCTCGCAAAGAAACTAGCATTTATGGGATTAGCAGGCGGAACCGCCTTGGTAGGTTTAGCAAGCAAAGCACCTGCAGTCGCACCGGCATTGGCAAAGATGGGAGTATCGATGGGTAAGATCCAGAGAAGTCTCGGTGAAGCATTGGCTCCGGCTTTTGAAAAAGTCGCTGGATGGCTTGACAAACTCGCAGTATGGGTTGACAATAACAAAGAGAAGATCGGGGAGATGGCGAATAAGTTTCTTGATTGGGGAGCTGCACTTGCCGAGAAAGTGTGGCCTGTGCTTAAAGACATTGGTCAATGGGCGGTAGATCATCCCGGATTATTCACTGGAATAGTCGCAGGTTTAATTTTAGCTCCGGCAGTAATTTCAGGGATTGCAGGAATAAGTTCCCTTGTAGGTGTACTTGGTGGCGCAACAGTGAGCGCGACATTACTTGCAGCATTCGGTTATTTAGCTTTACTCGGTGGTGTGGCTTATGGTGCTTACAAAATTTCAGAGGCATTAGTGGACAAGGCTCAAGGATACACTGGGATGACTGGCGATGGACTTGGTAATGGCGGGACAGACATGAGTGGTCAAACACTTGCAACAAGACTTCCTCAAAAGATATGGAGTGATATATCGGGTAACGATGCGCCATGGGAAGATGTTAATAATCCAAACAGTCCTGCGAATGATTTATTCATGCAAGGCATTAAAGAACAAGCTGCAGCGAACAATGGAAGTGCATTCGGTGGCGGAACGATAAGTGCTGATACCCGGAGAAGTTGGTTCTTACAATTATGGGACTCTGTGTGGGGATAAAAGATGGCGATGAAAATAGAAAATTATGAAGGGACAGCAGATAGATTCACTTGGCCTTATAATCCTCAAGCATTTGATGATACTACAGACAGCAATCATGAAGTTACACCGATAGGTTTCCAAAGACATCATATTGTTGTGAGTGGTGGTGGAATTGCTCCGAAGAGTCTTATTATTACTGGGCATTTTAGTGGAAGCAGTAAACTCACGACTTGGCGATCGTGCAGCAAACATTTCATGGAAACTACGCAAATTAAAAAACTTTATTTTGAGTCTGACAAATTCCACCTAGGGATTGGAAAGCAGATTAAGAGAACTCATGCGGGTGGAAGAACAAACTTTATAGATTATGTGGGTACTTTTGAGAGTTTTATACCTGTACTTTTTGGTGACACAGAGAAAACGAGCGGGACCAATGGTGGCAACGCGAAGACTTTCGTGACTGAGATAACAGGAACAGTGACTAGCGGAGCAAGTGATATTGTTATATCAGATGCAGAAGGAAACGAGATCACAATAGATTCTGCATTATTAACGACTGGTCATAGTTTCGAGTACAAACTCGTGGAGATGGTTGACTCAGGAAGTGGAATATTCGTGACTGAATATGCGTATGTAGAACTTAATAGTGTTCAAACTAAAGGCGTTCAGACCACAGATGGCTTCGGTATTTTGCAAATAGATGCAGCCGCAAATGTTTCTACGATAACAACAAGTAACATATCAAGTGCGAGTGTTAAATTCAGAGACGGATACTACGATTAAAAATGACTACGTACAGAATAGATGTAAAAACAGGTTCAACCACAGGAAGTGTGGTTCCGGATGCAGGATGGAGATTCACTCAAAACCTTAATGAAGTGAACGAGGCAGAACTCAAATTCAGCGGGACAGGAGAACTAAAAAGGAGTCTCTTGACAATCGGAAGCACTGTTTATATTTACAAAGACGGAACTCTGTCATTTAAAGGATTAATTGATAACACAGATTACTTCGTTGGTGGAACTGTAGTGTTTCATGCAAGCGGATGGGAAGTGTGGCTCGGAAAAGAAAATGGGGATTACACAAGCAGTCCATGGAGTAGTACAGCGAGCGCGACAATATTCTCTGCGATCATAGCAGAAAGTGATTATTTTACTGCAGGAACCATCAATACAGGATACACTCTCGACTATCGTTTAAGCACGAGTTCAAGCCTGTTTAATAGTATTTCTAATTTGGCGAACAAGACAGGGCAAGACATAGATATAAACTACACAGCGGACACTATAGGCGTAGTGAATCATCTTGGAAGCTCAACAAGTGTGGCAGTGCTTAATGAAGGGAAAGAAATTACTAATTTAAGAAAAAGTGTTGGTTATCCTCGAGGAAATGTTATTGAAGTTTTTGGAAAAGGAGACGGTGACGATCAGATAAAAGGAACTGATGAAGATGCAACAAGTATAGCATTATACGGTCGGATTACAAAAACAGTTATTGACCGAACAGTCACTTCAATAGTTGAAGCAAACAGACTAGCGAGCGCAGAACTAGCATTGAATAAGGATCCTCCTCATATTTACGACTTTGACCTGACAAATCCTGATTATACAGGATTGAATGTTGGCGATCACATTAATCTGAATGCACTGGACCAAGATGTTAATAATGAAGAAGTACGAATTACAGGCATCGAAGAAGGCGAGAATGTAGGGAAACAATATCGGACTTTACAAGTTTGTAATCCTGAATTAAAGACTTTGATGAGAAACAAGAACAAGATGCTCGCAAGGATCCAACGAAATGCACAAGATGATAACAGTTATATGCAAGGCAGTGGAAACAGCAATACTTGGGGCAGTGGAATCAATGCAAAAACTAGCTATCCTCTAAAAGTAGGCTTTTTTCTCCCGGAAACATTTATTCGTGATGAGATAGGAAATAGTAATGTTAAAGAATTTACAGTTAGTTATGATATTGATGCATTCAAGTCTCAATTCGGAACTGCAAGTTTTACAGGGAGTGATCCTCAAGTACAAAACGATAGTGGTGCAGATGATCCAGATGTAGAAAATACTTCAGGAAGCAATACTGCAGGTGTTACAGGAGATAGTGGAAACAGCACTGCAGGTGTTACAGGGGACAGTGGAAGTGAAGGTGCAAGTGTTACTGGGACGACTGCATCAAGTGGAACAGCAAGTTGGGGAAGTTCGTACTCTGGAAATTCATCAGGGAGTGGAACAGGAACATTCACCGATAGTTCATGGACCACAATAACTAACACAGGAAATAGTTCTCTTCATTCGGATTTAATCCTTTATTTTGTTACAATTAGAAACGATAACTTAACAGCGGACCGAGATATGAGAGTAAGAGCTTATATTGACGGAACATATTTCCCAAGCAGCAGTGGGACTTGGACTAGGATAGATTCAGGACACACAGCAACTATTCCAATACTTATACCTGTAGATATTTATGGAGACGATGTGTATGTTCAAGCTCAAACACAAAGTGGTGACATGGACTACGAATTCACTTGGAACTATCAAATCATAGGAAAACACACTCACTCGGATGGGTCCTTGGCAGCATCAAATCATGATCACGATGATGGTTCATATGCTGCAGCAAGTCATGATCATGATGATGGAAGCTATGCAGCAAGTAGCCATGGACATAGCGATGGAACCTATTCAGCAGAAGACCATAGTCATACAGATGGAACATATGATGTTAATGCAGCAGACTTGGACCACATAAGTGTGAATGATGATGTCAGTGAAGCAGGAAGCGTAAATGCCTCTAGTGTGAATCTTTATCTTGATTTTTGGAGTGGAAGCGCGTGGGTAAACAAGCATAGTATACTTGCGACCGGCGTGACCATAGAATCCGATGTAGATATTTCTGACAGTGGAACATACCCGGATGCAGCAGGATGGTGGAGAGTGCGTGTTGAACCAATAACTGCAACCGCAGACTTTGCTCAAGGGATCGTCAAGATTAAGAATGCAATAGACAACTAAGGTGAAATTATGGAAATTGAAATTAAAAGAGTTTATGAACACATGAACAATTTGCGTGTTTTAGTAGAACATGAGTACGGAGAAGACAATATCGGTCTTAGTCTGAAAGCCAAGAAATTGGATCCTTTAACAGGAGAACCTCAATTTTTAACTGAAGTTCAAGATTTGCTTGAGAAGAAGTATGGCAAAGCAGATAAGAAAAAGAAGATCGCAGAAGTAGACTTGTTCAGTGAGCATGTCGGTAAAAAGTTAATTGTGGGGAAAAAATAAAATGGATTGGGCAACGATAGGAGCAGCGATAGGAATTCCTGTACTGCGAAGTGTTGGTGGATGGGCAACTAAAGCCACTGAAGATGGAAAAATTACTCCTTTTGAGTTTAAGGAACTTGGAAAGACTGTGTTGAGAACTGCAGTTATTGGATTATTAATCTTTTTTGGAGCAGATGGTATTGGAGTCGATGTGACTGTTGTTGGAAGTGCGGCTAGTGCTGTGATTTTTGATATGGTGCTCTCTGCGTTTAAAGAGAATAAGAATATCACTAAAAGGTAGGGGTCACACCCCTTCTTTTCATGTGGAGATTGGCAATTGCAAAAAAGAGATAGTTGTCAATTATTTATTTATTATTTAATACACAACAAATAGAGTAGTAGTAGTATAGATAGAAATTCTTATTATTTATTTATTATTTATTTAACAACTGATAAAAACATTTTTAGATCCTGAGTAACTGTAGGGATTTACTTAATTATTACTTAATTTCCAACTGTAGAGATGAAAACAATGAATAAAATCGAAGATTTTAAAAAGGAAGAAAGTCGTTGCGTATTACGTAAGGCTGAAATAATCGGCAAAAAGGAGATGATACGAACATGAATGGAAACGAAATTGAGAAGATTGAAGTTGAGAAGAACAACGGAAACTTCTATTATACAGGAATTCTACAGCAAGATAAAAACGATCCTGACTGGGTTATCATTGAGACCGTCAGAGGGGAAAAGCTGAAATTTAGAAAAGAACAGATTATGCAGCGAAGAACTGTAGATACGAATGGTGATACGAATGGAAAAGAAAGAAACAAAAACATACCGGTTCGAGACTGAAGTCATCGCACACGCAGAGAACAACCCTTTAATACCTTCATTCGCAGAGTGGGCGAGCGATCGGTACAAGAAGGAGTTCATGGATGTGGAGACTTTAGCGAAGAAGATGCAGACTTACTATGATATGGCGAACGACTGCAGAGAAAGGATCGTAATTCTAAAAGAGGAAGTATCTAAAGGAGCAGACCTCGACATTTTACAACCGCATGAGCTGAGATGGATACAATCTGAAGCACAGCGAAGGCTTAAAAAAGGCACTTTTGAGGGTGTATACAAGTTTTTCGTCAACACTTTCAACAGACCAGAGATTAATAGACGGCAATTTAAACTCTTATGTGAACGCTTTTCTGAGGAAAAGTAGCTGATGTTGGCCTTATTTTGGCCTTAATTAGGCCTTAATTCGGTACAAATAGGGACTAAATCGATGGTTTTAAAAAGGTGGGAAGGTGTGTAGTAGTACAAATAAGGACTTTTAGGGGAAACCCGAAGGAGACTGGAGATACGAAAAATGGATACGGAAATACGAACTTATGGAACAAAGCCACTCTGGCGAAGAATTCTACAACGAAGAACTGGTTACTTAATTGTGGGCCTTAAGGACTCACGAAACAAAGAACTTTCTCAGGTGACCTTAAGATGAAAGAACTAATAGGAAAAAGAATTGTTAATGTTAGAAAACAGACCGAGAAAGAAATGAAACAAGAGGACTGGGACTCACCTGCAACAGTTATTGAACTAGAAGATGGAACTGAGATATACGCTAGTAGAGATGATGAAGGAAACGGACCTGGAACAATTTTCGGAAGAAAGGAAGAAAAATGTTTTTATGTGATGGTGAACTAAGATGAATGACGAACAAGCAAAATTCTACACGCACAATACTGCAGGAACTGTGGTGGAACTTAAACATCCTGAAGACCACATCGTCTACGGTCGAGGTGGAAGAGAAACGACCAAAGGACACAGAGTCGAAGTAAGAGAGTCTTCACGACTTCAAGACATCGGAAAAACATTTTTTTTAGAAACGAAGAATCTGGAATCAGACTGGACTGAGGTGGAACAATGAACGAAGACGACTATGATAGTGGAAGTGAACAAGCTGACGAGATGGAAATGCGACTCGAACATCAACTCCACGATTACTTAGACGAAATAGAAGGTGGATACTGATGGCAAAATATAACTGTTACGCCTGTAACAAAGAAATAAATAAGGCTCACCTTTTCGTGGCGAGTAACGGAAACAGATACCCTGTATGTAGACACCACAAGAATGAAGACTCGCAAGAGTTAAACGAGCAGATTAAGAACAACAAGCCGCACTTATTCAAAAAATAGATAGGAGATGATACGAATGGAAAAAACACAAATACCGAGAAAACACGCAGGCAAGAAAGTCAGTGAGGAACAAGAACAATGTGCGGACCAAGAAGCTGACCAGATGGAAAGCAGAATGGAACACCAACTACACGACTACATGGAGGCTCAAGAATGAACCAAGCACAAACCTTCGAATGCGATGACGAGCTGCACAAACAAACCGGCGACAATTTCTTTGTAACCTACGCAGAAGATACTAAGATGCAGACTTTTAAATCAGAAGCAGAAGCGAACACTTTCAGAGACAAGATGAATGCTGCACCTGAAGAAAGCCACACCTGCAGATACTGCAAAAGAGAACTTACTGCAGCAACCTGGGAGAAACGAAGAGCCTGGAATCCAAAAGAACAGAAACCTGACAATTACTTTATTTATTTATGCGGCGACAAAAAAGGCTGCCACCAAGAATAGGAGATGATACGAAATGACTAAACCAAATATGCAATGGAAGAAATGCCCTGAATGCGGCGGAAGAATATACCTAACAAGACCAGAATCACACAGGTGCACACCTGCATCAAAAGATACAATGCCGATGCCGAGAGTTAAGAATCCAGGACTTACTGCAGAATACAATATTATAGGAAAAGAAGATGTGGATGAGCAAGCAAAACAAGCGGAAGGAAAACAAAGCGAAGTGGGAGCACAAACGACTGAACCAACGAAACCTAAAAAAGGGACGATGACCATCGCGGAAACTAAACTTGGAGTAACTATGGTAATCAACAAAGAAGAAATCGCAATGTTAGGAATCGACATCAACAAGACCACAAAAGAAGCGATTCAAGAACTACGGACCAAACTCGGACTTAAACAAAAAGGGGTGAAAAAATGAACATTGACGAGATACACAACAAACTAATCGACATGGGCTTCAGAGTAACTGCAGCACCAGATGAGGCAACGATTTATACTAACTCAGAAGGAACAGTTGTGACTGTACACGAACCAGAACAGGAAGAGATTAAAATAGCAATTAGCAAATCAAACAAGCATCCTGTGACTGGGAATGTAACTCCAGAAGAAGCTGCGGATGTCCTGCAGAAAATACTTATTAAGCGAGACACAGAATGAAGACTGCAACAGAAATAGAACGGATCATGACCGCACCGATGAAAGAGGTTGAGAAGGAACTCGGCATCAAGATACGAAACGGTCAAGCGATGCAAGGAGTCAGGAAAGCATTGAGCTGGGTGCAACAATGAGAAGACCGGAAGAAACCTTCGATGAATGGTACAAACGAGAACTCAAGGAAATTGAAAAGATAGGAGCTGAACTGAATGAAGATACTTAATGTTAAAAGGGAATATAAGACTACAGCGATGGCTGAGTCTGAGAGTGTGGTCGGAGCATTTTATATGCTTAATTTTGAAAACGGAAGGTTCACCTGTACTTGTCCGAGTCACAGCAAAGCAGGAAATGAATGCAAGCATCTCATCGCATTTAAAGAAGAACTGGAGTACATGAAATCTCAGAGGGAAGAGAATGCAAATAACTAATGACGGAATCGAACTGATGGAAAAACTGGGTGGGAGCTTCGTGCGATCACTGGCTGAAGCATGGTATCATGCGGACGGAGTCAACAAGGCAAAACTGGAGAAGAACTTTCCTTATTTTGAGGAATATGAACTTCAAGCTCAAAGAGCAAAGAAACGAGATGACCAAGAATGAAATATACAAACAAAAGAGACTTCCCTGACTTCGTGGTAGAATGGCTCAAACATGATGAGTACGACTACGATGAGAACACAATAAGTGCAACAACTCTGATGCAACCCCCACGATCGTACGCTTTAAAGAAGCAGAACTGGGACCGACTAGAAATAGACATTGAGGACCTTATAGCGAGCAGATACGGAACAGCAATCCATGACAGTGTGGAAAAGGTGGGCCTTACTGGATGCAAACAAGAAGAGCGATTGCGAAAAGCAGTGAAGAACAAGATCATAACTGGCAAGTTTGATATTTTAAAAGAAGTTAGCGACAAGCGATGGCAACTTATCGATGTCAAGAGCACTAGCGTGTGGAGTTTTGTCTATGGAAGCAAGGACCAAGACTACATCAAGCAACTCAGCATTTATAGATGGTTGGCGATCCAAAATCAGTATGATGTGATACAGACCGGGAAGGTGTGGATGATTTTCACTGACTGGAGTGCGACCAAGGCGAGACAGGATCCAAACTATCCGCAGACCAGGATAGCGATTAAGGAAGTTGACTTGTGGGGCGATGAAGAGACCCTGAAGTACATAGGGGACCGAATAGGACTGCTTGAGTCTGCACTTAAACAAGAACAAGGAGAAATGCCTCGATGCACTGACGAGGAACTGTGGGCTTCTGAAGACTCATGGGCGATCATGAAAAAGGGAGCTAAGAGAGCATTTAAAGTGCATAAGTCTGAGGCTGAAGCGAAGGCGCAACTTGAAGGAACGAATGGGAACTCTATGTCGAAAGATTACTCGATCGTACTGAGGAAGGGGAAAGTCGTGAGATGTAAATACTGCGCGGCAAGGAAGTTCTGCAATCAGTACACAGAGTTGATAGACTCAGGACGGAGCGAAAACCATGACATTTAAAGAAAAATTTCCTATGATTCCAGTATATATCACAGAGAATTTTAAGGAATATGAACTGGATGGTGCAGAGTTTTGTTTTTGTTGGATGGTTGAAGAACGATGTATTGACAAAAAACAGTTTAAAGAAATAATTGAGAGAACAGCAATGCACATAGGAACACATAGTTGTGAAATTATGGAAAAGATGTTAATTAAAGAACTCGAATTAAAAACAGTACAAACTGGTACTGAATCGGAAGTTTTAAAAAGAAACGAAAGTACAAATAAGAACTAAGGAGCTGATACGAAATGACAAACAAAAAAGGAATTCTAAAATACATCGCAAATAGCGGTGCGAAAGGCTGTAAATTTGAGGACGATCCGAACACATGGTTCAATCCTTCAAGTGAAGAAGCAAAGCAACAAATTAAAGATGATTTCAAAGGGAAACTTGTAGAAATTAATCTTGTCGAAGGGAAAAAGACTATGTTCTCTAGCATGATTTTGTGCGAAGAGAAAGAGGAAGAGCAACCGGTGGTTACTGAAGAACAAATGGGTGAAGAGCCAGAAGAAGAAAAGGTTCCTCAGACTCCTCCAAAAGAAGAAGAGGAAGAACCGGATCCTGATTTATTGGAAGAAGATGAGATTGATGCAGAAGAGCGATCGGGACCTGCAGGTTCGCTTATACCTTTTTATACTGGACCGCACAGCAACAACGCATCAAAAGAATATACTCAAGCAGCATTCGCAAAGATGAACGAGACTAAGGTCAAGATAGACAAGAAAGGAAATCTGAACTACGCATCATGGGCTGAAGTGTGGCGAGAGCTGAAGAAGATCCATCCAACAAGCAAATATCAAATACACGAGAACAGGGAAGGACTGCCTTTTTTTAACGATGAGACGCTCGGCGCATTTGTGAAAGTAAGCGTGACCGTAATGGGACTGACTCACACAGTGCATCTGCCAGTGATGAATAATACTAACAAGGCGGCAAAAGGAGTGCAGCTCGATGTAGTATTAATTAACAAGAACATTCAACGAGCATTCGCAAAAGCAATAGCAATGCATGGGATGGGACTCTACGTCTACAATGGCGAAGACCTACCAGAGGACAACTAAATGAACTTTATAGATGCAATAAAAGCCATGAAAGAAGGAAAAAAGCTCACTCGCAAAGGATGGACTGGCACTCATATAACATGGAAAGAATTTCCAAAACTTTTGGGTTCATTTGGTATTTTAACATTAGAACCTATAGATTGTGAATCTACTGATTGGGAATTATTCTTTGAAGAAGAATGTTGGAATTTAGCAGACAATATGAGTGTATGGGGAACAACAAAACACACATCAACAGAATATCTCAAGATGTGCAGAGATTTAATTGTTCACAAAATGATTCAGAAATCTGCAGGAAGTAAATTTATAGATTTACAAGATGCGATAGAAATAACAAACAAAAAATTTGGTGACTTATAATGGCTAAGATACTCGAGTACAAAATCATTTGTTCTCACGACATCAACGTCAACGGAATAAGAAGAGTGGTTGGCGAGGTCTTTTCTGAGGAAGAGACTAAGGAGATTAAAACTCTCGTCGCAAGAAAATACATAGCCACAACAGGGGGAAAATAAATGGGGGTTCCACATCTTGAAGCACTCAGAGATTACTTGAAGAAGAATCCAAAGCGGATGTTCAGCAAGACCAATCTACGAAATGCTTTATTACAGAATTATAATACGATCAATCAAAACATGACCTATTTGATAGAGACTGAAAGGGTTGCAATCGAGATACGAGAGGAAGGTAAAACTACTCTTTTCCAATGGCGTTCATAGAATATCCACCACCTCGCCTCCGGACTCCGAACTGAAACTCGGCTGCAGGAAACACTGCGGGACAGAGTCACTCACTGTGTCCACCAAGAGTGTTCATCTCACCTCTTTTTAACCTGTTATGGGAGCTCAGGTCAACAAAAGCTCATCCGATTTTTTGAGGATACGAAATGTCAGAATACATAAAGAAACAAGCGAAGACACACGAAGTGACTCACGAGTTCAGTGGGAAACAACATTTTTTTAATGTGAAGAGCAAGAGCGGGAACGAGCACAGTGTGAGTGTGCAATTAGGGTGTGATTGTGAGTACATGAGCATTCAAGGAGTTAATCATGGAAGAGTCTGCAGTCATATAATCGCTGTTTTAGATAAGATTTGTAATCAAGGAAACGTGAGTGTTTCTGTCGGTGCAAAACAAATGATCCAATTAAGAAGAAACGCATGCAACAACTTGGTCAAGATAAGCAATCGTAAACTGAACGAGATAAGAATCTCTGAAGGAGAATCCAAAGCTCACCAAAACAAGAAGACAGAACTCTGCAAAAGGATCCTCGCAGAAGGAAAACATTTCATGACTGAGGCCATATTTAAGACCGGCGGAAGGGCCGACATTCTAGTTCTCGATGATTTCAAAGCAATAGAAATAGTGCACTCAGAAAGTAACGATAGCATAGCAGAGAAAACAATTTCTTATCCTGAAGGCATTATTATTGAGGTGGTACGATGTTAATTAATGGGAAGAAGATAGAACCAAGGATGATCATAGCATGTCCCATGTGTGGGGTTTTTGTTAAGGCAACGATGAATCGGTGTCCGAATGAAGCATGCAAGTTTGATGTACAGAATTATTTGTGCAGTGAAAAAGAAACTCAGGATATAGTCTTGGGAAAGAAAAGGGTAGATACGAATGGACAAAACTGAATTAAAGGAATGTATAGAAGAACTCTACGGATACGCAAAGAAAGCGATCGTGATATGGAACGACTACAGAATGCAGCAAATACGACTGGAAACAGCGAATCTTCGCAAGATAGAACAGAGTAGGCAAATATTTGAAGAGGACCAACTCGCGAAGAGGATCCAGAATGCAAACTGATACTGCAAAAACAAGTTACAACGCTTTTGTGGAAGAAGGTTCTATGGACACCAAAAAGGAATTACTCTACAATTATATTAAAGAGAATCCTAACTGCAGCATGGATGAATGCTTCGAAGGCACAGGGATGCGACAAACAACCTTGTGGGGTGTGAAAAAACCACTCGAGAACGAGAATAGGATCGTTAAATCAGGGGAGAAAATCAACTCTAGATCAGGACGAATGGTTGAAACTTGGATTGTCAATGACGGCACGAGTACTGTTCAGAAAGAAGAACTTGGTTGCCTGAAGAACAGTGAGCTCAACAAAATAAAGGGTTTACTCGCGAAGGCTAATGATTATCAAAAACAGATGATTCAGGGATGGTGTAATTAATGATTGCGGCCAAACTTATAGGAACTATCACTAGGAGATGTCCTGACTGCAAGATGCACAAAGAGTGTGTCGTTTTTACTTTACACGGAAGAAAAGGATTGTTTTGTGACAAATGCATGATTAAGAACTTTGGAATAGGAGTGATTACGACCAAGAAGAAAATCAGCATTACAACAGAATGGTGTACAGTGTGCGAGTCTTTAAGCATGGAATGTCAGGATACTAAGGTGACTGATACAGCGATCAAGAAGCAGTTCAAATGCAAATACTGTGGACGGAAAGTGCTAAGAAGAGTACTGAAGTGGCGAAGATGAGTGGAGTATTTTATGTTTTTAGATGCAAATACTGCGGTCAATGGGCCTCCAAAGAAGTACGCACAAAAGTGCTGAAGGGAAGTTTTAAGTGTGTTTATTGTAGGAAATCCACAACTATCAAGAGCAAAAGGCAAATCGGACTGAACTTGGATAGCAAAGGACCATGGGACAATCCAATTGCAGCAACAAAAGTATGTCAAGCATTAAATGACTTGCGGGGACGAAAGGATGAAAAAAAGTAATTGGCTTAAGAGAATGAGAATATGGTTTCTGAACAAGAGAATGGCGACTAAGTTCATTAAAGAATTAATGGCGATCAACGAGGTAGAAATCTCTCTAGTGGTTAAGATCCTTGAAGGATTAGAACAGGATAAGATGTATATTGCGAAAGTTCCAAGCACTGTAACTGCAGAAGAAATGCAATCAATAATTAAGGGTTTTAAGATCGCAGCAAGCAGACTGAACTGGACTGCGCCAAAAATAATGTTTATGAATACTGAAGTAACGATCACCGAAAAACCGAAAGGGAGTGTAAAACCATGAAGAGATTTGTATACAACCAGAAATATGCGCGATTACTCGTTGCTATGACAGGAGAAGTCTCTCAAATTGACGAATTGGCAAGAAAGATCCATGCAAACGCAGGGCATCTGAGAATAGTACTTGAGCAATGGAGCAAAGAGGGAGTCATCGAGAAAGATAAACCCGGTCGAGATTATAAGATCAGGTTAACAAAGAAGGGAGAAGCGATAAGCATTAAACTTGCTGAGCTGATGGACTTGGACAATAACTGGAAACCCCAGAAGGAGTCTACAAATAAAACGAGTGAGGGAAAGAAGAATGATGGAACCAAATCAAGAAGCACAACAAGCAGTACCGTATAAAACAGACCAACAACCACCAGATACCAAATATGAAGTCGAAGAGAATGGTGATGTTAAGATTACTCAGGTAGTAACTACTGTGAGTTTTTGGAAGTACAGAGAATATCTGACTTTGATGCGACAGAACGACAAAGCATTGGAAGATACCAAGTACAATACTTCTGCAGAATTTACTGAGAAGATGAAAGAGCAAGAAAAGAAGATCCAAGCAGAGATTGACTTGATGAATCCGGTAATGAGTGAAGCTGAAGAACTGACCAAGAAGGACTATGAAAAGCAGCGACATGAAGGGTTGAAGAAGAACTTGCTTGAATCAATAGAAGCCAAAGAAACACCGTATCCATGGTTTACTAACATATGGGCGAAAGTTAAACAGGAAGTGAAGGATCCTATTTTTAAGGAATTAAGTGCAACAGAACAATCTAAGTTGTTGAAGATTATGGCGAGGTTGAAGAGAAAAGGTGCATGAGAATGCCTGTCTCTTACCAAGCGCAGAGATTATGCAAACGACTGACTGACTTCGGAAAACAAGATGAAATTAATAATTCAAGGAGAACCGGTGGCGAAAGGACGACCGAGAGTAGCACTCAGAGGGAAGTATCCAACAATCTACACGCCAAAGGAAACGAAGGAAGCAGAAGAAAGGATCATCCTTCAGACGAGAAGACAAAAGCCAAAGGAACTTATGACTGGACCGATCGTAATGGATATAGTTTTTTTTAAGGTCAAACCGAAGAGTTACTCGAAGAGCACAATCTACTGGACTAAGAAGCCTGACATTGATAACATGATTAAACTGGTCTTGGATGCATTGAATGGGGTTTTTTATGTGGATGATGCGCAGGTCATGAGAATAACTGCAACGAAGCAGTACAGTGATTCGGCCAGAACTGAAATAACGATTGAACAATACGGAGAATTGAACGATGACTCTTATTGAGACAAAACAATTTAAGAAAAAGAAGGCAGAAACCTTCGAAACACATGGAGAGATGAACGATGGAGATAACAAACGTACCAATAAAAGACTTAAAACCAAACGAGAAGAACCCGAGAAGAATAACAAAGCGTGAAGTACAAAAGCTCATGCGATCCATCGAAGAGTTCGGATTTGTAGATCCAGTGATCGTAAATAAGCACAAGACTAGAATGAACATTATAGTTGGTGGACATCAGAGAGTAGATGCAGCAACAAAGCTAGGAATGGTAGAGGTCCCTGTGACTTATGTTGATTTAACAGAGGAAAAGGAACAACTGCTGAACATTGCACTGAACGAGATAAGTGGTGATTGGGATGATGACAAACTGTTCGAATTATTAAAAGATTTAGAAGAGCGAGGAATAGACCTAACACTCAGTGGATTCGATGAGCCAATACTCGATGAGATACTCTCCCGGAAAACTCAAGCAGAAAAGGATGCAAATATAGACCAGACTCCAAACGCTCCAGATAAACCAAAAAGTAAGCATGGGGAAGTGTATATTTTAGGCGATCATAGACTAATGTGTGGGGATAGCACGAAAGAAGAAGATTTTAATTTATTAATGAACAAGCAAATAGCCGATTTAAGTTGGACTGATCCTCCATATGGTGTAAGTTACAAAGGAACGAATAATCCAAACGGAAGAGAATGGGACATCCTGAAGAACGATGACCTGAGAGAAGATGAACTCTACCAATTCTTACTAGGAATCTACAAGAATGTATGCAAACACACTAAGAAGAACGCACCAATGTACACTTGCTATGCGAGCACGAATCACATAATCTTCGAGAACAGTCTTAAAGAAGCAGGATGGCTTATTAAACAAACTCTGATATGGGAGAAAGGTCATGTACTCGGCCACAGCGACTATCATTGGACACACGAACCAATACTTTACTGCAGAAAAGAAGATCATCCTTCATGGTTTGGCGATCGTACTCACAAGACCGTAATCCTGAACAGTACAGTGGAAGACTTAGAAACTCTGAAGAAAGAAGAATTAATCAACATGATTGCAGAAATCCGAAAAGACTCAGACCTTATCAGAGAGAAAAAGGATCCAAGCAGCGAATACTTACACAGTACACAGAAACCTGTAGGACTTAGCAAGAGACTAATCAAGAACAGCAGTAGACCAAACGACTTGGTAATAGAACCATGCTGTGGAAGCGGAAGCACTTTAATGGCGTGTGAAACAAGCGGAAGAAAATGCTATGCAATGGAACTAGATCCAAAGTATGTAGATGTGATACTAACGAGATGGGCAAATTTCACCGAGAAGGATCCTATCAGAGAATCAGACGGAGAAAAATGGAGCAAGATAAACCAATAAGGTACTTCAGTACTTTCACAGGTGTGGGTGGGTTCGAACTAGGAATAGAACGAGCCATACCAGGAGCCGTCTGTGTGGGGATGAGTGAGTTTAATAATCATTCGAACAAGGTACTCAAGAGACAATTTAAAGGAGTGAAAAACTATGGAGACATTACAAAAATCAAAGAAGATGAACTACCCGACTTCGACATCCTATGTGGCGGATTTCCTTGTCAAACTTTCTCAATTGCTGGAAAACGAATGGGCTTTAAAGATACAAGGGGGACGCTTTTTTATGACCTTGCGAGGATTGCTAAATGCAAAAAGCCCCCGATTTTATTCTTTGAGAACGTCAAGGGGTTACTCTCTCATGAGCAAGGGAGTACAATTACCACTATCCTCGAAACTTTGGATGAACTGGGGTATGATGCAGAATGGCAACTGCTTAACAGCAAGCATTTCGGAGTACCACAAAACAGGGAGCGTATCATCATTATCGGACATCTTAGAGACTACAGTGGACCAAAAGTATTTCCTATCCCCAAAGCAACAGGCGGAAGTGATGAAAAGGGCAAGGGAAAAACAGGACTCAAAGAAATAACCCCCAAAGGAACAAGCCAATGGGACAGAGTGTATGATGCAGAAGGAGTGTCGAGTACTCTGACTTGCTCGGGAGCTGACAACGGATTGTACAAAGTCAAAGAACAATTGGAAGAAGCTAAACCTCGATGGGGGGATCACTACAAAACACCTGAAGACATCAGTCCAACATTGATGGCGATCGGGAAAACAGATGTGACGAATGTAATCATGCACAGTCTACAGACCAGGAACGCAGACCGTCCAAGCCTGAAGAAGAACCCTAAAGCAGGCGGAAGCGGTCACATAAGCAAGGTTGAAGAGGCGTACTGTCTCGACACAGGGAGCACTCAAGCAGTAGAAGTGGACACTCGCATCAGAAGACTAACTCCAATCGAATGTGAGCGATTACAAGGCTTCCCGGACGACTGGACGAAGTACGGAACAGAAGAAGACGGCTCAGATGTCCTGATAAGCGACAATCAGCGATATAAGATGATGGGGAACGCTGTCACAACAAATGTAATGGAAGCAGTAGCAAAGAGAATACACCTTGCGCTATTGCACCGTAAGTTGCATATGAAACAACAGGAAACAACCCCATGATTTCCTATGGAGACTAACTGATGAATACTGAAGAAAGGGAAAAACTCAAGGACCAAGTAATGGATATGGTGCTGACCGGCTATTCTTATAGAACTATTGCTCACAAATTAGGCATCGCACGAAGAAGTATAGTGAGTTATGTGAAGGACCGGCGAAGAGAATCGATTGATGCAATGAGAGTTGGTGTGGAAGACCAAATCGCAGAGATGGAAATAGGCAAACAGAAAAGGATCCAGAAACTATGGATTATCGTACTGGACAGCTCGACTAAGGTTGGCGATCGTAATAGAGCAATTCAATTATTACAAGGAGAGGAAGTGTTGGACATTAAGCGAAGGCAACTGGTTGGATTATTACCACAGGAAGCTCCTCAGATAGCAATTCAGAATACAAATGTGGTTGAAGGCGTGACTACGATAGCAGATAGCATAAGAAGGAATTATCCTGAGATGTTGGAGAAGTTCAAGATGAACAAGGCTCAAGTACTGGACAATAAGAATGACTGAAGGACCGACAGATAAAGAACTGACTGACTGGGCGATCAAGAACAAACGAGTAGACATCCTTGTAAAGCACAAATGGGGTTTCACACTAAGCAAAGGCCAAGCAGACATAGTGCGCAAAATAGCATTTATGGAAGTCAGGAAACTCAGCATATCAGCAATGACAAGATACGGCAAGACTCAATGCGTAGCCTTCGGATTCGCTTTATTACTTGATTTCGGAGTCCCGGCAAAGATAGGATTTCTCGGACCAAAGAAAGAACAGGCAGGACTTATCAGACAATACCTCGCAGAACTTATAGTCACAGATAAGAGTTTATTAAGTAAGGCTCAGATTTTCACAACAGGAGAAGCGAGAATCGCCAAAGAAGCGAGTAGAAACAGAATGACGTTCACAACAGGAGCAGAATATAGAGTTTTCAACGGAGAAGGAGATGCAGACAGACTGATGGGATTCGGATGTGACATACTCGTAAGGGATGAAGCGTGTCTGATTAATCGTAACGCATTCACTAAAAGCAGTCGTATGCTTGGGGACAATCCTGAAGAAGCAATAGAAATAGAACTCTACAATCCATGGAATAAAGACAACAAAGCCTTCGAGCACACATTAAACCCTGAGTGGGAAGTAATCCATATCGGATGGGAGCAAGCAGTGAGAGAAGGACGGACCACAGAGAAGTTCATCATGCAGCAAAAGAAAGATGTTTCTCCTTTAGAATTCACAGTACTTTATGAAAGCAAATTCCCTGAACAATCAGAGGACAGCTTATTCAGTCTTGATTGGATAACTAACGCAGAGAAAAGAAAGTTTAATTTTCAAGAAAAGATAGATCATCTACTCCAAGAGCTGAAGGAACTACAGACTAAACGGTTCAAGATGGGAGAGGGAGAATTCAACATACAAACTCGGAACATCCAAGAAAGGCTTAAAAGTTTTAAGAAAATAGTAGCGTGCGATCCTGCAGAAATGGGACTGGACGAGACTGTAATCATTTGGGGAATCGAATGGGAGAACAAATTCCAAGTGGTCGGGAGTTACAGCGAGGCAAAAAGCGATCCGATGAGAGTAGTCGGAAAGATAGTGGATGTGGCTCAAGAATTTATAGAAGAAGAACTCCAAGGGCAGCTTAACATTGACCGAATAGGAATCGGGGCGGGACCACTCAGCAGATTAAAAGAAGTTATCAGTGAGAAGAAACTCAAACACTTAAAGGTAGTTGGGTGTCATTACGGAGAGAAAGCAATCAAGAATGACATTTTTATTAATAAGAAATCAGAAAACTACTTCAGACTCGCAGACTTACTAAGAGAAGACCTTATAGACATCCCTGAATCGCACAAGATAAGAGGGCAACTCACAGCAGAGAAGTGGGAGCGGACAAGTGCAAACAAGAAGAAAGTTATAGATCCAGAAGATAACAGTCCTGATTGGGGTGATGCATTGGTTTATTTTGTTTGGAAGGACAACAAAGGCTTCGCATTCGGGTTCGGTTAGATATGGTGAGCCATAAAAATATTTATATAACAAGAAAGTTCTTATACAGACTATACTAATCCTAAAGTCGAAAGACATGGGCTGGTAGCGAGTTCATCCAGATGGGCGGGTTGAGAAATATCCTTCGCTACATTTCCTATTTATGGCATCACTAAAAAACTGGTTAGGCTTTGCAAAAAAGTCGGTAATGGCAGTAGACTCTATAAACGAGACTACACGAGAAGGAATCAACAAAGGTTATATCCCGAAGTTTTTATACAAACCTCCTTTCGGATACCCACGATTCGCAAATGTCACATACATTCGCTACTTAGCGAAGACTCCGTATGTTGAGATGTGCATCAGGACCATTATTGATGAGATAGCAAGTATTGAGTGGGACATCGTACCATGTGACGGTATGGAAGACCAATCAGATGATGCTGAGATAGAACATATTCGTAACTTTTTCTTAAACCCAAATACAAACAAAGAATCCTTCGAAGAAGTATTTATTCGTATGCCAGTGCGAGATGTGCTTGAAGTTAACAGTGGAGTTCTAAATAAAGTTTTTAACATGAAGGAAGAAATGGTGGAGATTGTAGCTCGAGATGGCGCAACATTTACTAAGAACCCTGATGTGCATGGAATGTATACTCACCGAGACGAATTGGTAATGCCAAGTAAGATCGTGGATGATACAGTCGGCCAAGAATATCTTAATCCTTACACAGAAATCACTGCTCAGACGAGCAGAGAGAAAGCAGCATATTTCCAATACGGATGGATAGCAGGACCAATCCCTGTGCCTTTCGGAAAGAGAGAGATTATATGGATTGAGCAAATGAAGAGAACGGACGATCACTACGGTCAAAGTCCAGTACAAACACTCGCTAAAAGTTTACAAATGCTCATGTACATGATTGAAAGCGATCTTGAATATTACAATGACAATAACGTGCCGAAAGGAATCATCGGTCTAGAAGAAAGTGATGCTGATGAGATAAAAGCGTTTAAAGAACAATGGTTCGAGAGTCAAAGAACAAAGGATGAGTTCGGTAACTGGAAGAAGATCATGAACAAGGTCCCTATCGTTAACAAGGCTCCGACTTTTACTCGTGTGGAATTCAGTGCAGCAGAGATGCAAGTAATCGAGAAACAGAAGTGGTACACTAAAATGGTGTGGGCTTGTTTTGGAGTTACGGCAACAGAACTTGGTTATACTGAAGATGCAGGTGGAGCAAGTAATCAGATTGTACAGTCTAAGGTGTTCAGGAAGAAAGCTATTAATCCAATGCTTCGGAACTTAGAATCTGACTACAACATGAGCATAATCCCTGAGTTTGACTATTACGGAACAATCAAGACTGATAGTGGCAAGACGATTAAACGGCCTAAGTATCAATTCAAATTTAAAAAGTTTGATGTTGACGAAGAAAAAGTCAAGTATGAACTTTACAAACTGCAAACAGAATCAGGACTTAAAACAATCAATGAAGTGAGAACTGAAGAAGGGCTTGATGAACTTGATTGGGGAGACGATGCACCAAAGGACTGGATGCAGGCAGAAAACAATTGGAACATGAGTGGGATGGGAAACGAGCCAAAGGATCCTCGAGAAACTGCAGAGAAACCAATGTCTGAACGAGAAGATGATGCAGATAATCCAAAAAAGCCACAGGAAGAAGTAGACAAGAAGAGTCTGAGAGGACCTCCTGAGAAACCAACTGAGGATCCTGATGCAGAACCTGAAGAAGACGAAGACGAAGACGATCCTGATAAAAAAAAAGTTAAAAAAAAAGCTCAAGAGATGAGCAATCCTCTAATTCTTAAAGAAAACGAACGACCAACAGGATATGGACGACTCGAATCAGCGATCCATTACGTGAACAAGCAGAACGAGAAAGAAATCAAGAAGTTACTTTCTACAATAGCAGGAAGGAATACTCTGAGCGAGATTAAAGGCATTCCTGAAATTATTGCAAAGATTAAAACACTCTTAGGCATCGGAGCACTCAAGAGTATCACTGACGAAATCATCAAGAACAACTACATGAAAGGATGGGACCAAGCCGAGAAGGACTTGGGAGTTAATATTCTCCCCGACCAGAACGCTATAGATTTTATGGCAGACTACACGTATGATAATATCAAGGGAATGAATGACGATATTGCAGAGAAGCTGAGACAAGTGATGCAACGCAGCTTTATTGACGGAACCCCCCTCACTGATGTAAATGCTCAAATCACTAAAGTCTTCGACGTGGGAGATAATCGTGCGAACATGATTGCGAGAACAGAAAGTAATCGTGCAGCAAATCATGGGAGACTGCATGGCTACATGAAAAGCGGTCAACCAGGAACAAAAGTGTATAAGGCTCATTTAGATGGACGGACGAGTCCGTTGTGTAAACGATTAAACGGCCAAGAAGTTGGACTCGAAGAAGACTTCAAGGATCCTAAAGGTGAATGGAAAGGACCAGTTCCTCCTGCGCATGTTAATTGCAGAAGTAGTTGGGCATTCAGAGCTGAATAATGCTCTACCCTAAAAATATTTAAATAAAAAGGAGTATGGATTAAGACTATGGCAGACGAGATAAACAATGAATTTGTGTTCTACAGTGATAAACTGAATTATAAAACTGTAATTGGCGCAAAGGGAAAAGAGTTTTTTATAGAGGGATATATTTCTACAGGAGACATCGACCTAGTGAACGATATCGTGACCAAAGGCTGTATGGACTCTATGCTTTCTCAGTTTGACCAACGAAGTATTAAACTCGACTTTGAACATGAAAC